CAGATTCAATACACGTACCAGTAGGTACAACAGCACAAAGACCGGGAAGCCCTGCTGCAGGTTACTTTAGATATAACAGCACAACTGGTGGCTTTGAAGGTTATACAGACGAATGGGGTGCTATAGCCGGTGGTGGTGCAGGAAGTTCTTCTACTTTTGCTAAGAATACTTTTACTGGAGATGGCTCTACTACAGCCTTTACATTATCTACAAGTATGACTAGTGAAGATGGTCTGATAGTATTTATTGATGGTGTTTATCAAGCTGATAATGTTTACTCGGTTTCTGGTACTACTCTGACTTTTGCAACTGCTCCTGTTAACACTAGAGTTATTGAAGTCTTTCAATTAGAAGGTGGTATTATTGGTACAGCTCCAAGTATAGATACTATGACTGGAGATGGCTCAGATACTACATTATCTTTAAGTGTAACTCCAACATCAGAAAATCAAACTTTTGTAACTATTGATGGTGTTGTACAACATAAAGACACTTATGCAGTTTCAGGTAGCACACTAACATTTAGTGCTGCTCCTCCTACTGGTACAAAAGTAGAATGTATAACATTTAGTAATGTAAGTATTGCAACTTTCCAAGATGCTGATAGTGATACTAAAATTCAAGTAGAAGAAAGCACTGACGAAGATAAAATTAGATTTGATATAGCAGGTACTGAAGAAATGGTAATGGATGCTTCAGGTATCGTTATCAATGATGGCAGTAATGACAGAGACTTTAGAATTGAATCAAATGGTTTAACGAATGCTTTCTTTGTAGATGGTGGTAATGATAGAGTCGGTGTAGGTAAAGTACCAGTTACAGAATTTTCTGTATCTACTGATTCAGGCACATCTGCAAATGATGCAGGTGCTGGTTTTGATATGGCAAGTAATGCCACAGCAGGTAGTAGAAGTTCAGTAATGTATTTGGATGCAGACGGAGGTGCTTTTAGTACAACTTCTGATGGTGCATACGCTTACATTGAAAAGAAGGGTGATGGTGGTGATTTAAATATAATTAATCAAGATAGTGCTAATACAAAATTTTATCAAGGCGGTTCAGAAAAAGTTAGAATTGATTCTTCAGGAAATATTGGAATTGGAACTACAACACCAACTAGCTATAACGCATCTGACAAACTAACAATCGCTAATACAAGCGGTAATGCAAGTTTAACTATAGTTGGCGGTACTTCT